AAACAACAGCAAGTACTCAAAATGGCTAGTAAACTAAGCGACCCTAATAATTATTGTCCGCATGGTAGACCCCATGGGATGCAGTGTCCTTTATGTGGAGTGCAAAAAACAGAAACTTTAAGTGATAAAATTGAAGCATTGCGGAACAGAATTGTGAAAAGTGACTCTTACGAGGAGAACCACAATATGGTGTTTGGACCGAATCGCTTATTGTATATGAGACAACACGAACGTGAATTGATCAAGGAGATTCCTGCCGGATTTGACTTTGTACATGACATGCCTATTAAAGAGTTCCATAAGGCTAAGTTGTATAAAGCTGTTATTTCATATCGTGAAGGGGTATATAATGTCACGCGTGAATGCAATACTGATGTTGTAAGAACAATGCCTTTTGGTGATTTGCTGCTGCCTGAGTGTTTTCTCATTGCGCAGCAGTCAGGAACATGTGAAACCATGCGAGTTAGGTGCATGCGTAGTATCATTGATTGTGTTGAGCAAAGAAAATTGGATACGTCAGATTTATGGAAAGAAGCAGCTAATGTATTCGAACTACTAGTTCGCATGAAAAATGCGCTAAAAGAAACGTTGCAAACGTGGTTTGACTCCGCTGTATTGGACGTGTTGATGATTATTATAGACAAATGTGTTTCATACGTTTATAAAGTTATGGTTGATCCTTGGAAACACGTTCCTACTGTAGCAGAAGGAACCATAATTGGTGCGTATATTCATGCAAGGCGTCCAATAGTGATGGCAGCTGGCGTTTTAGATTGGCTTGATTATCAGAGACAGGTAGCAGTTAAGAAATTGGAAAATCCATATGCAATTAGTGAACTTCAGCCGTCATATACATTTACCAAACACGTTTATGAAAATTTCTTGGCAACACCAACCAAGATTCAAAGGAAATTGCATGAAAGTAAACAGTCGATTCCTTTACAACAGTTTGTGTTTAATTGTGGCATGATAGTGAGTAAAGGAGAGTATGAACGAAAACAAACGGATCCAGATGTTGTACGTGACACACTTATGCCTGTACTATTAAGTTGTGCTGCTGTTACCAGTTTTATACCCCGTTTCTGCGCTAATTTTTCGTCGATGTATGTGCAGGAGGAGGTTGGATACATGGTTTCAGTTGATGAAATAAGGGAATTAGATAAGAAACAGGCACAAGATTGGTATAGTTCTAAAGCTGAAATAATGAAACAAGATGTGAAGGTCGACAGCACCATTCCTTTCAGTGAATTGGAAAATATAGTCAACAAAAATACTGTATATGTTGTAGATGAGAAGACAAGGATGATGTCTTGCGGCTTATCTCCTAGAAATCAATTTTTATTGTTGCCTGGTCATTTTGTTACACAGTGTATGAATGATATCATAGAGGTTACGAAGGTGCCACATAGTAGTAGTCCTGGAAACGCAAAATTCAGATTTTGTTTGCATGAAAAGTTGGTTACCAAATTGCCCGGCGACATAGTATTGGTATACGTATCACAACATATGGACCATATGCGTACAAAAGACATTTTGAAATGGTTCCCAGAAGAGCCTCCTGTAGATTCTTTTGTTGGACGTATGTTATATAAAGATCGCAATGGCAATGTACAAACTATTGATGCTACAGAAATTGAGTTTCACAGAGCTCTTAATAATGAGAATGTTATGTGGAACAACCCTAAGAATCCATTTGAGGGATATCGGTATAAAGCGAAAACTTTTCAAGGTTTATGTGGTGCACCTTTGATAAATCATACACACAAGAAAAGCTGTATACTAGGTCTACATGTTGGAGGCAGGACTCTTGATTCAACTGGCGTTAATTGTTTTGTGAAGCGTTCAGAGCTGGAAAAAGCTTTGAGTGCATGGGACAGTAAATGTGTTATACAAGAATCCGGTATATCATTACAGTCATATGGAGTAGAGCTGTACTACAAAGATGTTTACTTCAAAAACCCCGTGTTTGATACAACTGACAGGATTGATCACGTGGAAGTTTTAGGCTCCACCCCTCGCAGAACGACTCGCAAGAGTAAAGTAGTGTATACACCAATATACGAAGCTGTGAAGTCTAGGTTTTCCCTTGATGTTGATTGGGGTGCTCCTGACTTCACATTTAATGGTGATAAAAGACACGGAGCCAGAAGTCTATACAAGACGTTGGCAACTAAACAGGTGTTGAAACACCCCAAGATACTCGAGCTGGCCGTTGAGGATTATCGGAACCGCATCAAAACTGCGTTGGACAGCAATTTGGAATTTTGGAAAAGTGATATGACCATACTGACTGATTATGAGATTGTAAATGGTAAAAGTGTACGATATGTATCAGGTATGAATATGAGCAGCAAGTTTGATGCACATTTGCCGGGTCCGAAAAGTGCTCATGCAAAACTTGTGGATGGTCACTGGGAATTCGCGGACTATGTGTGGGACGAATTTAACGCCCGTGAATCAAAGATGAAAAAAGGCATTTTGACTTACGAACTATTGGTCAATGCTTTAAAGAATGAAGCTACAAAGAAATCAGCTGTGGAGGTAGGCAAGATTCGCAACTTCTTCATGTGTGGAACGCCATTTCAAATGGTATTGAGAAAGTATCTACAGACTACATGCAGGTTTTATTGTTACACTACTGAGTACTCAGAGTGCACTGTAGGTATTAACCCTCACAGTTTAGCATGGGAGAAGTTGTTCAAGGAGGTGTCCACATTTAAATCATTTCTTGCGTTGGACTTTAAAAATTTCGATCTGACTTCTTTACATGAATGCATTTCAGAAGGTATTGACTTGATTTTCTTTCCTAGACGTTATTTGTTTAAGTTGTCACAAGAAGAGTTAAATGTACAAAAATGCATTAAGCACTCTATAATGCATGCTATTTGTGATATCAACGGGGATTTAATGGTGTTGAGAGATATCATACCCTCAGGAATAAATTTGACATCAATACTTGGCTGTATTATAAACTCTCTCAATTTTAGAATGGCTTATTACTTCTTGAACATAGGTGATGTTGCTTTTCATCAAAAGTGCAAATTACGAACATTTGGAGACGATTCATTTGGTTCTACCAATGACATTAGGTTTTCTGTGAGGAATATATTGTATGCATTTGGGGAGATAGGTATTCAAGCTACTGATATGCACAAGAATAAAGTGTCAGCTGTGAAGTTTTATAAGTTGGAGGAAATTGAATTTTTAAAACGATCTGGAAGGTACGATCCAGATTTCGGCGTTAGGGTTGCGCCGTTAGTCGACAGCAGTAGGTTTAAAATGTTATGCTGTCATGTACCAACAAAGCATATGTCCATTGAAGCCGTTACAGGACAATGTGTTGACAACTTTCTGCTTGAATCTACGTTTCATGGTCGTTTAGTTTACGACCGTGAAGTAAAAATTATGCGGGAAATTGCGAAAGAGTTTAATATAGAACGGTTCTGTCAGACCTTAAATCTTACTTTTGATGACAGATTAAAAGACTGGAAAAGTAAGTATGTTGATGAAGCATTGGTTACCAGCGAGAGTGAAAAGAGTTCCTTCTCTCTTGCTAGGTTTGTTTCATCATTGTTTTGGAACTCACAAAATTGGTTCGAATGGACCCAAGAATTTAAAAATTTTAATACCCGCATGTCGGTTGGTAGGCATGAAGACGTGAAAGCGCGGCTCGTTAGGGCGACAAACCAAGACCTTTCGGTTTTAAACAAGGTAGAGCTGGATGAGCTCGAATACTTCGGATACGAAATAGAATCTGGAGTACAAAAAGAACAAATTTTGTCTTTTGTTGAAAAGAATGAGGAAGAGGTATTAGAAATTGGTGGTTCAGTGCCAGAAGTAAGGGCCAGCGACCATGATTGTTCTCTAGCACAATTTCTGGCGAGACCTGTAAAAATTGCCACATGGCCATGGGGAAGTACTTTGTTTGCGCAACAGATTGATCCATGGAATGAACTATTCAACAACAAGAGAATTGCAAACAGGATATCGAACTACAAGCTGTTCAGAGGTAAATGCATGATAAAAATTGTTGTAAATGGTAATGGATTCTACTATGGCAAGCTGATGGTGAGCTATTTGCCGTTTCAGCAAAATGATTACAGAAGTCAGTTTGCCACTACTGAACCGTTAAATCGGATATGTATGTCACAGTGTCCGCATGTATTTGTAGATGCGACAACGTCATGCAGTTGTACAATGGCACTACCGTTCTTTTACCCCATGGATTATGTGTCTCTCCAAGATACTGATCAAAGACGGTCTTTGGGGTCTTTAGGGTTTTACCAAATTGCTCCGCTGCGACATGCTAATCAAGATATTGCAGTGACTTTGAACAATTTGTCAGTGACAGTATACGCGTGGTTTGAAGATGTAGAGTTGGTTGGACCTACGCATGTCAACATACAAGGTATTTCTGCCCAAGCAGGTACTGAAGATGAAGAGGTCAGTAAACCTGTTTCGCAAGCGTGTACTGCTGTTGCTTCTGCGGCTCGACATTTGGCAAAGTTACCTGTTATTGGGCCGTACGCTTTGGCGATTGAACAGGGGGCGAACCTTACCGCAACAGTGGCGTCAGCTTTAGGATATTCTAATCCATTGGATTGTGTTGAACCTTCCAGGATGCAACCACGCATGTTGGGTAACACTTGTGTAGCTAATACCACAGATAGTGCAATGAAATTGTCGCTTGATGTCAAACAAGATACTACTATAGACCCTACAACTGTTGGGTTGTCATCTAAGGACGAATTGTCCATTCAGCATGTTGCTAGCAGGGAGTCGTTTATCAACACTTTCGACTGGCAAGTAAGTCAGAGTGCCAATACGTTGTTGTACAATTATAGGGTTACACCAATGATGTATACCACGGTAAACCCAGGTATCACCAACTACATAAGCGCCATTTGTGGGGCTACAATACCTTTCACGTTTTGGAACGGTTCCATTGTGTTCAAATTTCAGGTTATTTGTTCTGCGAATCACAAAGGTCGGCTTGCTGTAGTGTATGATCCAAATTATACTGCAGATGGGGCAGCTTTGGAAAGTAACGTAGCATATATGGAAATTGTGGATATTAGTGAGAATAGAGAATTTGAGGTGACTATAAACAACCATCAACCAATCCAGTGGATGCGGATCCCAGCTCCTTGGTACGGTCTTGTTGACGCTCCTCATTCGTCGACCCGATTTAATAGTTTTACATTCGGATCTAATGGCACTTTGAGTATTTACGTTTTGAATGAGCTCACTTCGCCTGCTAGTGATCCTACAATTGGCGATACGGTTACCATAGCGGCATATATCAAGGCCGGTGATGATTACCAGGTTGCCAATCCGAGTGGGAAAATGGCAGCCTATTTCGCGTACGTTCCCGAGTCTGGTATCTCAGAAGTTGTTGACTCAAACGTTGATATAGAACACCAAATGCGCATGAAGGAGCATCAGATGCGTGTGTACCAAGGTGAAGCTGTGGAGAGCTTTCGCATGTTATTGAAAAGGTATCAGAACTATATGCGGGTTTCTAACATAGGAGGAATTGACACAGTATATAACACTTGGTATATCGTTCATCAGGGTTTTCCCGCTATGCGAGGAATGTCCGATGGCATACCATATCCAGGTTCAAACACTGTAGGGTATACGTATTTACAATATTTGATGGGGGCATACTCTGGATGGAAAGGCGGTATACGCTGGAAATTTTTGTTAGATTTGCCTGACACAAACTTTATGGTTGCTAGGCGTGACTTAGATATTACAGTACCATATACTAATGTGCGGGACATAACTACCACTCCAGCCGGTAAGGCAATAGAGTTTGCCGCACAAGGTAACGAGTCTACCACGTTTGGCGGTGTGTGGTCAAACACGTCAGTGAATCCGTCAGTAGAAATAGAGTTGCCTTTTTATTCTCAGTATAAGTTTGTCGCTGGGAAACCATACTCTATTAATCAAGGGTTTTTCGATGCGTATTCGCAACACTTCCAAGTGACTACGCAGAAGTCGAATGTAACTGATACGACAGACCACTCTATTAGTGTGATGGTGTCTGCCGGAGAGGATTTCACTTTGTTTTTCTTCTCAGGTTTTCCACCTATAGACTGTTATCTGCTTTAACATCG